GCAGAGGTCTGCAAAACCTTTATTCCCCAGTTCAAATCTGGGTAGCGCCTCCAAATAAGAACTCAAATATTGATACAATAGAAAGTCCTTGATTTCAGGGGCTTTCGTTGTTTTTTGGAGATTTTATGGTAGAAATTTTCTGGGTTTTGAGTCTGGAGTTTTTGGTTTTTATGTTTTAGATGCACACCCCTGTGGATTTTTATTAAGGGGTGTGCATTTTTTAGATGGGGTGTGCACAATTTAGCGGAAATAAAAAAATATGATAATATTAATACAGTATATTTAAAAATTCATGAATTTAATAAGGAGGAGTAAAAATAATGGCTGTTACAATTGAAAAAGTTAATGATAACTATATAATGGTAAGCTTTAATTATAGCTATGATAATGTTTCGGCAATCAAAAAAATAGAAGGCAGCAGATGGAATGAAGCGAAGAAAGCATGGATAGTGCCAAATACTAGTAAAGTACTTTATGAAATATCTGTAGCTTTTTGTGACGAAGATATTATATTTGATTCATCAATTGATTTGTTTGATTTATAGTTGCTAATTTTTAATTTTTACATATTCAAAGAATGAAATATGTTTTTTGTAACCAAGCCTTATAATCGTGGAATATTGGGTAAGTTAAGGTATTGTGTGGAGGAGGTGTAGACGGGGGATATGTTTCCACACACAGGGCATATCGAGTGTGTTGTGTTGATGTCAAGGGTTGAGAAATAGGAGTATTCAAAATACTGATAAATAAAGGGTTTCCAGACATTAGGTTTTTCTCACGGTTACTTTGCCGGAAGAGATAATGTCAGGAAACCCTTATTTTTATTGTTTGCGGTAACATATCAACTGCCTTGAAAGTGATAGGGTTGAGTTGACAGGTTAGATATATTAACAGGGTTGAGGAGATAGGATAGATGTAAAAAAGTTGTTTATCCACATCTTTTAATGTATATCTCTAAATTGTTAAAAAACGATGATGTGATAATTTAAGTAGTCTCAAAAACAAGGAACCCTTTCCCAGCAGGTATAGTCTTGTATAACTTAGTATCTGCATGAGTAAAATTAACAAGATTCAATGGCCGCAAATAGTTTTCTTCAAAATGAGTAATCGCTTCTGGTCCGAAGAATGATTCGTCAAAATGAACGCCTTTAAGATTTTCAATAAGACCTATTTTGTGTAAAAACACACCTATTTTGAAAAGTGTATTCATTTGAAAGAATTCATCAAAAACATCTATCATTTTTACAATAGTTCCATTTGGGTTTTCGCAAAAACCAACTCCATCAACTGAGCCTAGTAAATAGACATGCTTTTCAGGATTTGAAGCATTATATTGATCGATTAGATCTTTGATAATAACAGTTTCGTTGGACTTATCAACTCCATACTGCCCGGGGTCAGATGAATGTATTAATGATTGAACAAGCACTTTAATATTATCATTATTATCTTTTATAACCAGATCAAAGCTATGTATGTCGGGATTGGATATATCTTTAGATACAATTTCCATTTTAGATAAATCAACATTTGGATCGTAACCAGCCATAGGATCGGTGTGCTTATTTTCTGGGAATATTGTAACACCACAATCTGCAAAAACTTTTGCAAAAGCCATTTCTGCACCATGGCCCCTATACTTTGCTTGTTTTTGCTGGATTTCTTTAGGGGCAATAAGGTTGTTAAAAATCGGGATTATTTGATCGTTGTCTAAATTTGCAAATGTCACCAAAATTTCTTCGATACCTTTTGCCAAAAAATAATCAGATATTAGATCTGCGTAGTGCTTTTTAAGAGTAGACCTTTTTAGTTGATTAATAAAAAACTTTGTATCATGCTTTATTAAATTTTCCCGGCTTTCGTTAACTAATCTAGAGCCGTCCTGTAAAGTTGTAAAGTTGACAAGGTAAGTAAGGTCTAGGTAAAGACGTTTGTCAGAGATTCCTAAAAGCAGTCTTATATCTTTTATCATTTCAGGATTCGTTAATAAAGCTTCTGATATTATTTCTTTAAGGTTTTTTGACTTCAGTCTTTCAGATTTAAAATAATCTATAAACTGAATTAGCTTGTCGCAAACGTCAGAACTTATAGCATGCCCTTTGTATAGGGGTAAATCTTCTTGAGAAGCAACACTATACCAAAATTCTTGAATTCTATTCATATAATACCTCCTAAAAATTTAGTTGATTAAATTCACTTTCTATTGTACTATGTTAAATGTAACTGTACAATAGGAAAAAGAAAGGATGTGTGTTTTTTGTTAAATCTACAGCACATTAGCATAGAACTACAAAATGATTATTCTTCATTGAATAAAGTTTCTAAAAAACTAATAAGAAAGTTTTATTACTCGATTACAAATCCAAATGAAGAAGTGATTGAATTAATAAATCTGTGGAAAAACGAATTTGAGTTTATCTATGGGAATGTTAGTGAGAATCTGTCTAGTAACAAAAAAATTAAACCAGCTGAACTTGCTGAATTTTATGGAATTAATCCGGAAGATACAAATGGTATTCTAGTTACTGAGCTATTTATGTCTATTCAAACATATTTAAGTTTGTTAGTAAGAACAGTAGCTTATAAATTAGTTGTATCATTAAAGAATGAAGACAATGAAAATATGAGTTATAAGGATTTACTATCTAAAATAATGGATGGAACTTATTTTAAGCAAAGAGGAATAAATAACTTTTGTTATGTAGACTGGTATTCATGGATCCTTGCTAACTGGGATGAAGAAATTGAGTCAATGATAAAGGATTTATTTCAAGAGTTAGATACATATGACAATATTGATAGAGTAAGTGATTTCATAGAGTTTCATAATAACGACTATATAAAGCAAATATATGAAACTGTTATACCAAAAGAACTTAGACATGCGCTTGGTGAGTATTATACACCGGATTGGTTAGCTCAATATACAATTGAAAAATCATTAGACCTAAGCTCAAAAGATTATTCAGAAACAAGATTTTTAGATCCAACCTGTGGATCAGGGACTTTTCTGTTTAAATTACTGCAGGAAATTAAAAAGACAAAAAGAGAAGTTTCTAGTATAACTAACCAAGTAATTGGGTTTGATATTAATCCTCTTGCTGTTCTTACGGCAAAAACGAACTATTTAATATCAATTATTGATCTTTTAGAGAAAGAATCTCCAATACATCTCCCAATTTATAATTTTGATGTAATTAATTCGCCCGTTGAGTGCAATGGGTATTTGGAAATTGATGTAAATAATAGTTTTGTTTATAAGATTCCAGTTGAATGGTTAACGGAGAATAGTTACTACGATTATCTTCATAAGTTAAACAACGGCGTTTGTTGTGAAAATGATAGTAATCCTGACTACAAAAAACTATATGAGCAAATAAATTGCCATAGTCCAGAAATTAAAAAAATACTTATAAACATGATTATAAATAGAATTGAAGGTTATTTAGTAAAAAAAGTAGATATAATTGTCGGTAATCCGCCTTGGGTAAACTGGGAGTACTTGCCTCAAGAGTATAGATTGAAATCGGCACATTTATGGAAAGACTATGGCATCTTTTCAGTTAAGGGTCGTGATTTAAGCTTTTCAAAAGAAGATATCTCTGTCCTTATTACTTATTTGGTTATAGATAAGTATTTAATAGAAAACGGCTATTTGGGTTTTGTAATAAGGCAAGGTTTGTTTAAGTCAGCACAGAATGGTGTAGGTTTTAGAAAATTTAGGGTAAGAGATGACGGGTATGATATTAAGGCATTACGAGTAGATGATTTGTCAAATATTAAACCATTCGAAAATGCAACTAATAGTACAGCAATACTATTTATACAAAAAAACCAAGTAAATGAATATCCAGTACCTTATTATATGTGGGAGAAGAAAAAAACTTCAAAAAGATATTCATTAAATTCATACGCTAGGTTAAGTGAAATTATGGCCCATGTGAATATTGATTCGATGATAGCTATGCCTGCGATAAAAGATGATATCACATCGATTTGGATAACAGCAAAAAAAGATGCACTAGATGCAATACAAGGCGTGTTAGGAACTAATAATTATAAAGCTAGAACAGGAATATTCACAGGTGGTGCCAATGCAGTCTATTGGATGGAGATCCATGACAAAACCAGCAATGATACCGTTTTAATTTCAAACATTACTCATAGAGCTAAACGAAAAGTAGAAAATGTAAAGTGTGAAATTGAGCAGGAATATGTTTATCCGTTAGTACAAGGTAGCGATATTCAGAAATGGCAAGTTAGTACTAAAGCTTATATTTTGTGTCCTCATACTGCACTTACTAAAATGAAACCAGTAGAAGAAGAAGTCTTAAAAAAAGAATACCCATTGACTTATAAATATCTCTACCATTTTAAAGAAGACTTGGATAATAGAAAAGGTTTTGCAGGTTGGGAAAAAGAGATACAGAAAGAGAATTTTCATTCAATATTGCGAGTTGGGGAATACACATTTGCCAAATATAAAGTTGCATGGAGATATATTGCAACTGAATTTATTACTGCAGTAATTAGCGATATAGATGATTGTTTTCTTGGGAGAAAGCTTTTGATACCGAATGAAAAAGTTATGTATATCTCAACAGATGATGAAACTGAAGCTTATTATTTATGTGGTATTCTGAGTTCAGATCCTGTTACTTTCTGTGTCAAAAGCTACATGAACCCAACAAGCATATCTGCACATGTATTAGAAAAGTTAAACATCCCAATGTTTGACCCCAAAAACAACACTCATTTAGAAATTTCAAAGTTATGTAAAGAGGGACATCAGACTGATAACGCTAGACAAAGAAATAAATTATTAAGTGAAATAAATATGTTAGTTGCTGATTTGTACTCAATAGATAAAAATAGGATGGAGGTTTTAAGAGATACTCTTGCAAAATGATAACATTTATTATAAATAAATGGATCGAAGTTCATTAAAGAGTATTAAGTTACTTGGGAGCTAGTCTTAGACACTCTCTCCTAAAACGAGCCTACAGTGTCAATAGGCTCGTTTTAGTATATCTATGCCTTTGTAATCGTACCGTCTTTTATAAGGTAGTCAATGTTCTTAGATTTGCAGAATTTAATTACAATTTCGGCCTGTTCATTATAAAACTCCTTGTGTTGCTTAAATGCAGTAATTTCTTTACTATAGTTTGTTCTACCAAATATTATTTTATCGGTAAAACTTATTGCTTCAAGAATATCATCTAGATTTTGTTCTATTATATTTGGAGTAGGATACGGCTCAATGCTTACCCATGTTTTAAATCCAGCATCGTGTAATGCTCGTAATGAAGATAATCGTTGCTTGTAAGGAGCTGCACCAGGCTCTATTCTTTTCCTATAATCCTCGTTAAGTGAAACTAGCGTTATACCATATTCGTTGTCTTTGGAATATTCCTTAAGTTCAATTGGTAATAAACCTTTAGTAAGGACAGAACACTTAATGCCAGCATCATTGAGTTTTCGTATAACCGCAAGACTCAATGCTTTTATGTCATCATATCCGTACATAAAGGGATCTGTAGTAAAACAAAGATGTAGAGTTGTTATTTTATCCTTGAATTTGGGTATTTCCATATCAAGTAATTCTAAGGTGTTTTCTACAATTGCTGGTTTTATCCAGTCTTCATAAGTTTTGATTTTACCGAATCGCTTTTTCATCATATAGGCATAACAAGGATATTTACATCCATGAGAGCAACCTTGAATATGATTAATTGTATAATCGCCATACTCTACATTTGTTTTATAAATTAACGATTTTCTTTGTATGAAATTATTGACTTTTTTCATTGTAGCCACCTTATTTTTATTGTTTTCCCTTTTCCTTCATCCATAAAGGAGGAGGGTTTACCCCTTTTTGTTGTTGCAGGATTGCGAACAACCTCAATACGGTTTTCCTTTTCTAATCTTTTAATTATTCCTTTCACTATGCTTGTTGAGCAAATAGCACCATGTTTGATAAAAAACGCAGCAAGAGCCTCGTATAGAGATATATAGTTTTTATATTGTGAAAAATGCTCTATAGTCTTTTTTTCAATATCTTCATCATCAACAATTTGGTTCTCACAATTTTCTTCCCACAAGGTAAGCTGACCACAGGTTTGAATTTCTTGCAACGCCTGCCAGCGATTGCATATATTATCAACCATAAGCAGACAGCCATCTCTATGGTTTGTTGCGTGAATCATCCGATATTTAGGTCGTTGACCTTTTCTAATTCTTAAAGGCATATTTAAGACATAAGAATAACTTAGTTTTAACCTATTGCAATATTGTTCAGCAAACAGAGATTCTGCTTCATAACCATCAATATTATTCTTTTTATAATCTTGGATAATGGGTTGCCAATAATCCCCGCCTGCAATTTCGTCAAGTTCTGCAATAGACTTTTCTGAGGCATCCATTTTAGTGGAATCATACTCTATAAGATCATCAAAAACAGAAACATCTTTATATGTAGTGCCAAAGGCATGACAAGCTTCTCTCACAAAGCCAAAGGAGTTCATATTTATTAATAGTTCTATGGAATTAAAGCGACCCATAGCAAAATTGTCGAAAAGAGAACACTGCAGTGCCTTTATCCCATATGGGTCGATATATAAAAAAACATTGCAACCGTTTTTGTCTGACAGCAAATCTACAATCGTGTCTTCATATTTTCCTGAAATTATATTAACATCTGGATAATCTTTTAGGTTTTCATGTAAGTCATCAGCATAGTTTAGGTCAATAAAATTAGTGCTTATTTGTACCGAGTTCATTCGGGTGTTTTTCATGCAATCTTTTATTATATCAAGTGCAATTATTGGTGAACCCGGTTTACCATCTTCAAATTTTCCTTTACCAGCAAAACAATCCACGTAAACAAGTGGCTTATATGTATGAAGAATTTTTGATACATAAGGTTTAAAATAACAACCTAGAAGTTCATCTTTAACCTCAGACCAAGGTTTTTTTTCTTTAAAAAAATCATCATTCTTTTTTGCCATGCTTTTCCACCCCTCATGAAAACATTTTATATCCAGTGTTAATTGATATCTCTTTGTTAGGACAAATTCCTGTTAGTCATCGTCGTTAACAATTTCCATAATATCTGAAATGTCGCAATTAAGAGCCTTACATACTTTTAATAAGATTTCAGTATTAACATTTTCGTTTTTACCCAGTTTAGCCATCGAGGCTGTACTGATACCAGCTGCTTCTCTCAAATCCTTCTTTTTCATGTCTCTATCAATAAGAAGCTTCCATAGTTTTTTATAACTTATGGACATATTGTCACCTCGCCTTAGTTATTAAATAAAGTATATCATAAAGTTTGTAAAGGTACAATTAAAATTTACGAATGTAAAATAAATATTGAGATACCGATAACATGTGCTATAATTTACCTATAGGATAATGTTCTAAACAAAGGAAATTTCTTAATAAATTCATATGGGGGTCAGGAGGGAGTGTTTTGGCAAGCAATCGTTCATTTAAAGACTATGTGGCAGATAGATTCTATAATGAAGTATTTGCTGCTATACAAAGTTACACCACGGACAACTACGATAATTTGGACTTAAGGCTATATAAGGTTCGAAATATTGGAGGCATAGAATTATCAGATATAGAGGTGAAGTTTGTATCTGTTAATGACTTGCCAGATATGAAAATAGAATTTGATATTGTTGTGGAAGCCGAATTAGAAGTCCGTGAGTCGAACTATCATTATGATGAATCGGAAAACTGTAGACAGTGGTTTATGCTGAAATGCACAGGTGATTTAGATTGCAATTTAGATGATTTCACAATCTCCAGTGTAACTGAGTATTCCAGCAAAAATAGGCAGCCCAAACCTATGTCAGACTCTCTGGTACCTATCATTTACAAGGAACAACTGGAATCTGTTGCTACAGACTTCCTTCGCAGACATTACCCAGAAGCATTAAAAACCCCAATGGCAATTGAACCACAAGTACTAGCAGAAAATATGGGTCTTACAGTGGAAATGAGAGAAATTACAAAGGATTTCTCTGTTTTTGGACAGCTATACTTTCATGATTGTGATGCAGTATTCTATGATAAAGACAGTGACGAAATGGTGCAGACCCATATAGATGCCAGAACTATTATAGTCGATCCAAAAGCGTTCTTCCTACGCAATCTAGGATCGGTTAACAATACCATTGTGCATGAGTGTGTTCATTGGGATCAGCATAGAAAAGCATTTGAATTGGAGCGGCTATATAACAGCAGCATCACACGAATCAAGTGTCAGGTAGTTGGTGGCATAAAAGACAATAGCAGAGATGCTACTGATTGGATGGAATGGCAGGCAAATGCTCTCACCCCGAAGATACAAATGCCAATTGCAATGTTTAAGACCCAAGCGTTTAAGTTTATTAAGCAATTTCGTGCGGAGCTAGGAACGTCTGAACTTATAGATGTAATGGAGCCAGTTATTGACGCTTTGGCTACTTTTTTCTGTGTTTCCCGAACCGCAGCTAAAATCCGTATGATTGATGCCGGATATGAGGAGGCAATTGGAACCTTTACATATATAGATGGTCGTTATGTCAAGCCCCATAGATTCAAGAAAGGTGCACTTGAAAAAAACCAGACATTTTCCATTGGTGCGGAAGATGCTGCCATCCAAAGCATAACTAATCCTGAAATGGCAGCTTTAGTTGGAGATGGAAGTTATGTTTATGTAGATTCTCACTTTGTATTAAATCATCCGAAATATTTAACACAGGATATATTTGGACAGACTGTACTTACTGATTATGCACGAACCCATATGGAAGAGTGCTGTTTGGTTTTTAACTTATCAGTCAAGTCTGGATGTAAGGAAAGATATTATACTGAATGTTTTCTCAACCGAGATAAGACATCAAATATTGATTTCGACATAAAATACTGTAACGGTTTTGAATACGCGACGTAAGCGTAAAAAATTAAGCACCTAGAAAACACAACCTCTCATTGATAAACTTAAGTAAAAGATTATCAATGGGAGGTTTACTTATGTATAGAAAATTAGATAATGATTCTTGGGAGGAATATTTAAATAAATTTAACTCTGTTAAAGATACAATAACAGTGAAAGATTTCTGTGCTGAAAATAACCTTAATTCTAGTAAAGCATATTATTGCCTTACTAGGATACTTTAATACTATTCTTGGAATTGTTAAAGGTGCTAAAACTTTGAAACTTACACAAATTTGCATGCTAATAAATCTTGTTATTATTTTAATAATATCTGATGTAGTACTATGTTTTTTAAATGTGGCATGTTTTATTATTATTAAAAAATTCATGTAATAAAGGCTCATTTTTTCCACTTTAAGTCTGTAGTGGAGAATTAAAAGAATGATAACAAAAGGTCATTACCTTTGCAAGCTTATAAAGCTGCGAGGTGATGATCTTTTTTGGTTATTTTATAGGATATGACCAAAAAAAGAAGGATTTTGGAATGTCAGTGTCAAATGTAACTATTATTTATTAATTAATCACTAGCGTGATTGAGAGAAGGATAGAAAAAATTAACTTGGAAGTCTACCCATTAGGTGTTATGCCCAATGGGTATTTTTGTTTTTTTAAGGAATAAACGGTTAATCTAAAAATAAATTAAAAGAAGTATTTGACAAAAGTGTGCAGTTTATGTTAATATATGGACATGATGTTAATTGAATGGTTTTTCTTTCAATACATAGAAAATAGACTTATTAAATAATATATATATAAATTAAATAAATTGCTCTGACTTTTGGTCTATTTTCTATGAATAAGATTGAAAGGGGAGCTTTGAATGATAAAATATAAAAATTCTTTAGTAAAACAGAAAAGTTATAAATCCTATAAATATAGGGGTTGTATGCTTTTTTGTATTCGCTAAAGAATTTTTTTGATTTCTAGCGTAGAAATATAGGTTTTTATACTTTTAAATATAACATTATTGTAAAAAATAGGGGGTACTAAAATGGTATTAAAAGAAATTCGTGGAGATGTTGAAACCAACAATGGTAAAAAAGTAAATAAACTAATATGCTTGGCACAATTCAAATCGAAATCTTTTGGATTAGCCATTAAAAATAATGGCTTTAAAGAGGCACAGTTAGTTGATATTGTTTCATTGTTGAGCCCTTGTCTTTCAGAAACATCATTAAAAATTTTAGTTAACATATTTAACGAGGCTTACCAAAATGTTGTACAAGAATCAAAAATAGCATCTTAAAAATTATACGCTTCAACAACTAAATACTTAACAATCCCTTGTGAGCTGCTTGATAGCCGGATTGAAATAAAATGCAAATTTGCATTTTGTTTCGTCCGGCTATTTTTTTTACTTTTTTATAAGCAAAATCAATCAGCGCATGTTAAATATAAACTTTTTAGCGGTAATACCTAGTTGGGTTGGATGAATCTAAAACTCTCAACCATCTATAACAGTCGGTAAAGGATTTTACATATGAACCTTACGATTTAGAAAATTTAAATATTTTAAAAAAATATTTCTAAATAGGAAATGAACCTGCCTATTTAACTTTTAATATTAAGCCACAGAGCAAGGGAAGGAGGTGAGAAAGTGATGGGTCCAAATGAAAGACGAAATGAAATAATGGAAGTTCTATGCCGCAGAAGGCAAGATACAATGCAAAATTTGGCTACTGAGTTTGGTGTCAGTATCAGAACTATTAGAAATGATATCGATTATCTGTCGCTTTCTTATCCTCTGGAAACTGTGCGTGGGCGTTACGGAGGTGGTGTTAGGGTTATGGATGGATTCTATATGAATCATAAATATCTAAAACCTGAACAACAGGAATTACTGAAACGGCTTAGTACAAGCCTTACAGGTAGCGACTTTGACGTAATGAATAGTATTTTAAAGGATTTTGCTCTAAGTAATTAAAAGGGAAGGAGGTATATTCGTGAGTGAACTACATTTAGCATTAGCAGAAGAATTAGAAAAACTAGCTGCAGGATATCGTGCCGTAGCTAAGAGAGAAACAAATCTCGAGAATATAAACATTCGAGATATTAGCATTATACTAAATGAAAAAATGAACAAGGGGCAGATGGCGGAAATAAAAGCACTGTTAAAGAAGTATGGCGCAGAAAAATTAGCTGAAGTTCGGATAGAAGATTATGTGGCAATTTTTAAAGAGGCTAAGAGACTTTAATTTTTATAAAAGAAAGGAGAGCTAAGTCATGAACAAAACTAAAATTATCCAAGACATTATAGTCAACATTATAGGTATTTCTAATAATTTGGAAGCCTTAGCGCAAGTGCTAAATGAATCAATATTACCTATATCAGAAGAAACAAAAACTGTAGAAAAGGAATCATCTAAGGAGGAAGCTCCTAAACCTAAACAACCAACCCTAGAAGAAGTCAGAGAAGCTATGGCTCAAAAAAACCGTGAGGGACATAGAGAAGAAGTGAAAGCTGTTCTTCTTAAATACGGAGCTAAAAAATTAACTTCTTTAGATGAAAAGCATTATGCAGATGTGCTTAAAGAAGTGGGTGAAATAAAGTGAGTGGTTCTTATAATGAACATTCTAAATTTTCACCCTCTGCAGCTCATAGGATTTTAGCTTGCACACCTTCACTTTTATTAGAACAACAATATCCGAAGGAGACTAGCAACTATGCGGCAGAAGGTACAGCAGCCCACGACCTTGGGGAATATAAGCTGAAAAAAGCCTTAAAAATACGTTCCAAGAAGCCTACCAGTGAATATGATTCCGATGAGATGGATGAAATGACAGATATCTATGTGGAGTACTGTTTAGGGCTGATAGAAAAGGTAAAGGAAAAGTGTAAAGACCCACAGATTTTAATAGAGCAGAAGTTAGATTTTAGTGATTATGTTGAAGGTGGATTTGGGACTGGAGACCTTGTAGTTGTAGGGGATAAAGAGCTACACGTGGTGGATTTAAAATACGGAAAAGGAATAATTGTATCCGCTGAAAAGAATCCTCAGATAATGCTTTATGCATTAGGAGCAATATCTCTCTTTGATATGCTTTACGATATTGAAAAAGTTACTATGACAATTGTTCAGCCAAGGGTAGATAATTTCTCAACCTATGAGATGAGTGTAGATGACCTTCTTAAATGGGCAGAAGAGGAATTAAAACCTAAAGCAGAATTAGCATTAAAAGGAGAAGGAGAATTTTGCGCAGGTGAACATTGTAGGTTTTGTAGAGCTAAAAATCAGTGTAGGGCTAGAGCTTTAAAGAATCTAGAACTTATGAAATATGAGTTTGCTGATCCAGCACTACTTTCTGATGAAGAGATAGCAGAAATTATAGGTATTGCTGGTGAGCTTTCAAAATGGGCTGATGATATTTACACCTATGCTACAGCTCTTGCCATAAATGAAGGTAAACAGTGGAGTGGCTTTAAGCTTGTAGAAGGTAGAACTAGAAGGAAATACACAGATGAGAAAGCTGTAGCTGAAACTGCTAAAGCAGCTGGATACATCGATATATTCAAGCAAAGTCTTATTACCATAACTGAGATGGAAAAGCTTATGGGTAAAAAGAAGTTTAAGGAAGTATTAGGTTCCTTGGTGAAAACCCCTAAAGGAAAACTTACCTTGGTACCAGATTCAGATAAAAGAAAAGCAGTAGAACCTATAGGTTCAGAATTTAAAGTTGAAGAATAAAAAACAGCTCAAAAGGAGCTTATATGAGGAGGAATTGTATTATGGGTAAATCAGCAAAAGTAATTATAGCAGGAAGGTTCAGCTATGCAAATATATGGGAGCCAAAAAGTATTAATGGGAGCGACCCAAAGTACAGTATTTCTATAATTATTCCAAAGAGTGATAAGAAAACTGTAGCAACTATTCAAAGGGCTATTGATGAGGCAAAGAAAGAGGGAATATCAAAATTTGGGGGTAAGATTCCAGCTAATCTAAAGACACCTCTAAGAGATGGAGATATTGATAGACCAGATGACCCAAATTATGAAAATAGTTATTTCATTAATGCTAATTCTAAGGATGCACCACAGATTGTAGATACTAAAGTACAACCTATCCTAGATAGAAGTGAAGTGTATAGTGGGTGCTATGGAAAAGTTAGTGTAACATTTTATGCATTTAATGTTAACGGCAACCGTGGAGTTGCGGCAGGACTAGGCAACATACAGAAACTGAAGGACGGGGAATCTTTAGGTGGTCGTAGCAGAGCAGAAGATGATTTTGAAATAGAGGAAGATGATGATGACTTTATGTCATAGAAATTACTTTATGCAGGTAGAGCCTTTTAGGCTTCCTACCATGCATAGGAGGTGGTTAATTAGTGGATATATTATCCATAGATATAGAAACTTTTTCTGATATTGACCTTAGTAAATGTGGAGTTTACCGATATGCTGACAGTCCAAACTTTGAAATTTTACTGTTTGGATATAGCATTGATGGTTCTCCTGTAGAGGTGATTGACCTTGCTAGTGGAGAGCAGTTACCAGAGTTTATTATAGATGCGATACTTAGCAATGAAGTTATTAAAACAGCTTTTAATGCTCAATTTGAAAGGGTTTGTTTAATGAAATACCTATCAAGAAATAAACCTGTTTATCTTAATCCAGCATCTTGGAGGTGTTCAGAAGTACAGGCTGCAATGCTGGGGTTACCTCTTAGCTTAGATAATGTAGGTAAGGTATTAAAGTTAGATGAACAGAAGATGTCTGAGGGAAAGGCTCTTATAAGGTATTTTTGTACACCATGTAAAGCTACTGCTGCAAATGGAGGAAGAATTAGAAATCTTCCATCAGATGCACCAGAGAAATGGGAGTTATTTAAACAATATAACATTCGTGATGTTCAGGTAGAACTTGCTATTCGTGAAAAATTATCAGCTTATCCTATATCAGATAAAGAGCAAGAGTTTTATGTATTAGACCAAAAGATAAATGATAGAGGCTTGCTTGTGGATATGAAATTAGTACATGAAGCTATTTCTTGTGATAGGCAGTTTACAGTTGCAGCCACAGAAAGAGCTTATGAATTAACAGGACTTGAAAACCCTAACTCTGTATCTCAGCTTAAAGAATGGCTTAAGGATAGAGGAGTTGAAGTTGAAAGCCTTTCAAAAAAAGCAGTATCAGAGCTTGTTGAAGAAACAGAAGGTGAAGTGGAAGAGGCATTAAAACTTAGACTTTTAATGGCTAAAACCAGTGTTAAAAAATATGAAGCTGTAGAAAGGGCAGTATCTTCTGATGGTAGGGTACATGGACTATTCCAGTTTTACGGAGCTAACCGAACAGGGAGGTGGTGCCTTGCTGAAGGAACTCTAGTCACTGTTAAAACACTGGAAGGTGACATTGTTGATAAGCCAATTGAAGATGTTAGTGTAACGGATTTAGTCTTTGATGGTGATGACTGGGTTCAGCATGAGGGCGTTGTATACAGCGGAGACAAAGATGTTATTGAATGGGATGGGATAACAGCGACACCTGAACATATAGTATTCATTACAAGTAATGAAAAAATGAGCCTTGGTGAAGCAAAAGAAAGGGGGCTTCCATTATGGAAAGGCAATTTAAAATCTACAAAATAACATGTATCAATGACTGTTATTATATCGGTTATACCATTCAAAGTATAGATGAACGATTAAGACAGCACATTACGAGAGCATTAAATGGAGAAGCAAAAGGACACCCATTTTATGAAGATATCCGACATCTTGGGAAAGATGCTTTTAAAATCTCAGTATTAGATAAGGTGACAGATAGGCAACAGGCAATGGCTTTAGAGAAAAAATACATTGCTTTAGAGAAAGGTCTAAATCTTTACAACTTATCTTCTGGTGGAGTAGAAGATGCTAGCTGTGGAGGGAAAATATTCTGGCAACGTTTAAATGAAGATCCTGAAGCAAGAGTAGCCTATCTTAAAAAACTCTCAGAAATAAAGAAGAGCAGAGATTGGACGGATTATGAACAGCTAGTTCAAAAGTCATTGGATTGGAGAAAAGAAAACCCCAAAACAGCTTATAAGATGTCTTGCAGGGCAATTAGGATTGCCAATAGACAAAGAGCTATAGCTCTACAAAAAGACTCTAGGCCTAAAAAAGAAAAATTAATGTGGAAGTACAAAAGAAGCACCATGACAAGAAAAAACGCTATTAAACTATGGCGTTTGAGAACAGAAGAAGAAAAAGCGGAGGTCGGAAGAAAAATCTCGATAGCTCAGAAAAAAAGATGGAGAGATGATGCGATATTGCCTGATTTTAATGCTTCCGATTGGCCATATGCTAAAGCAACTGTACTAAGAAAAATAAGACAAGGTATGAACCGTGAACAGATCATTGAAGATGCCATAAACAATGTAAATAAGAGAAATTCTCATTGGAGAGAAGTACAAGCAAAACTCAATGTGATGGGGGTGGAAGTTTGAAGACTTATGACATTATCAATGCGGGACCAAATAATCGTTTTATGGCCTCTGGAAGAATTGTTTCGAATTCAGGGCGTCTAGTACAGTTTCAGAACCTCCCTCAGAACCATCTAAAGGATTTGAAACTTGCTAGAGACTTAATTAAAGAAGGTAGGTTTGAAGATGTAGAGCTGCTCTTTGGAAACACACCAAGTGTACTATCAGAGCTTATAAGAACTACTTTTATTCCAAAGCCTAATCATCGATTTATTGTAGCTGATTTCTCTGCCATAGAAGCAAGATGTATATCGTGGCTTGCTGGAGAGAAGTGGAGACTTCAGGTATTTTCATCCCACGGTAAGATTTATGAAGCTGCTGCATCTATGATGTTTCATGTACCTATTGAAAGTATTACAAAGGGTAGTCCTTTAAGGCAGAAAGGTAAGATTTCAGAATTAGCTTGTGGCTATGGGGGCGGAGTTGGTGCACTTAAGGCTATGGGCGCAATAGATATGGGTGTTGAAGAACATGAGCTACAAGGTCTTATAGATAACTGGAGAACTGCTAATCCACACATTGTTAGTCTTTGGTGGGAAGTAGATAAAGCGGCAATAGATGCAGTAAAGCAAAGAGGAAAAACATCTACACATGGTATCCGCTTTACTTATAAAAGTGGAATGTTATTTGTAACCTTACCCTCTGGCAGAAAGCTTGTTTATGTGAAACCCAAGCTTGCTACTAATAAATTTGGCAGAGAAGGTCTTACTTATGAAGGCATAGGCACCACCAAGAAATGGGAGAGAATCGAAACCTATGGCCCTAAAATAGTTGAAAATATTATTCAAGGCATAGCAAGAGATATATTGGCAGAAGCCATGTTTCGTTTAGATAAAGCTGGATTTTCAATAGTAGCACATGTTCATGATGAAGCTATCTGTGAAGTACCTATAGGACAAAGTTCAGTAGAAGAAATCTGTAATATCATGAGCCAGCCAGTACCTTGGGCAAAGGGATTACCACTTAAAGCTGATGGCTATGAATGCTTATTCTATCAGAAGGATTAAGAAGATGGAAATAGCAGGACATGAAATAAAAATTAAAACGGATACAACAGTTAAAAAAGAGTGGTATTACTGTGTGCTTGGAGTTTCAAAGAGAAAAGTTATCTATGGAGGTAGTCCTGAAATAGTCTTTAGAAAAGCCTTAAGAAGCTATAAAAAAGGTGAATTTTCATTTGAGGAATCTTGCAGTATTAATTCAGAAAAAACAGATGCTGAAGCAGAGGATAATATACCTTTTTAAAAATGTATATTTATGCAATGAGATGGGAGGGTATACAACATGGTAAGTAATGAACAGCTATTTATAAATGGGGATATAGATACTTTATATGAAAGAAACAAAAGACTTATGTATTATATAGCTAATAAATTTTTAAATCTTAAAGTAGAATACGATGACCTTATAGGGTGTGGAGATGTAGCATTCGTTAAAGCAATTAAAAGTTTTGACCCTGATAAGAGTAGGTGGGCTACCTTTTTTAACTCAATCATGGTTAATGAAATATTAATGCTAAACCGTAAGTTAAATAAACAGGTTCAGATAGTTTCTTTAGAAGCACCTATATGTGCAGATAATGAGGAAAATGTATTAGTGCTTAAAGATACAATTCCATCACCAACAGATACTACGGAAGAAGTAATTAACTTAATTACTATAGAAGAAATTTTAAAATTCTCTAGGAAATTATCACCTAGGAAACGTGAAATATTAGAGCTATATATGTTAGAAATGAAACAAAAAGATATTGGCGAAAAATTTAATATAAGTCAATCGTATGTTGCCAGAATGGTTAAAAAAATATGTATGGAGTTAAGGAGTTCCTATGAAAAGGGGGCTTAATTATAAAGCTAAGGGGAGTGATTAAAGTGATTATATCCGTAGCAAATAATAGAACTTCGAAGTATTGGAAATCTATAAATATTTCTTGGGATGAGTTTCAAAATAAGCTCTCCCATACCACAGTTACCAGTGAAACAGTAGAAGAATATAGAAAGATGAAAAAGATAGAGCAGGATAATGTAAAAGATATAGGTGGTTTTGTTGCAGGGGAGTTAAAGGATGGCAGACGTAGAAAGGAAAATGTCCTTTCTCGCTCCATGCTATCACTTGATATGGATTATGCAGATGATGCAGAAGCTATAGCTGAAAATATAGAAATGCTCTATGGATATGCTTGCTGCATATATTCAACTCATAAACACACACCTGAAAAGCCAAGACTTAGGGTAATTATTCCCTTATCACGTCCAGTTACAGCCGATGAATATCAAGCTGTAGCTCGAAAAGTTGCAGAAGGTATTAATATTGAATTCTTTGATGATACCACCTATGAACCAAATAGGCTTATGTACTGGCCCAGCACCTCATCAGATGGAGAGTATTTCTTTAAAGCTATAGCTGGAAAATTTTTAAATCCGGATGAAGTATTAGATCTTTATAAAGATTGGAAGGATACATCCTCTTGGCCTATATCATCAAGGCAAACAGCAGTGTTAGAAAAATCAATAAATAAACAGGAAGACCCATTAAAAAAGCATGGAATGGTGGGAGTCTTTTGTAGAAGCTATAGCATTACTGAAGCTATAGAGATATTTCTTCCAGAAGTTTATGAACAGAGCCTTATGCCAGATAGATATGATTATATTCCAGCTGATTCCACAGCAGGTGTTGTTATTTATGACGGCAAGTATGCTTATTCTCACCATGCTACAGACCCAGCTTGCGGCAGACTATTAAACGCATTTGACCTTGTTAGGATTCACCTCTTTAGTGAAATGGATGAAGAGGCTGATCCTAAAAAGCAGCCGCCGTCTTTTAAAGCTATGATGGAATTTTGTATTGAGGATGAGAGAGTAAAAAGGCAGCTAGCTAAAGAGAGACAGGAAGAAGTAAAAGATGAATTTGATTCCGATGATTGGCAGTTAAATTTAGAGCTTAACAAAAATGGGTCAGTTAAAGATACACCAACTAATATTTTAACTATAATGTGCCAAGACCCAAGACTTAAGGGGATAGCATATAATCAAATGACTTATCTTATAGATGTCAACGGAAAGCTTCCATGGGAGCAAGTAAAGCCTGGTTGGAATGATACAGACTTTGCCCATCTTAAGATGTATTTTGATAGGTACTATGGCATCTGGTCACCTACTAAAGTAAAGGATGCACTTTTAACAGCAGCTTCAGAAAGGGTATTTCATCCCATAAGAGATTACTTAAACGGATTACCAGTTTGGGACGGAGCAGAGAGAGTAGATAGACTTCTTATAGACTATCTTGGAGCCGAGGATAACATCTACACCCGTCAAGTTATGAGAAAGACATTAGTTGCAGCTGTAGCTAGAGTTTACGAACCAGGAATTAAGTTTGATTATATTTTAGTACTTAATGGGCCACAAGGCATAGGTAAGTCAACCTTCTTTGCAAAGCTTGGGGGTAAGTGGTTTTCAGATAGCCTTACAGTTTCAGATATGAGAGATAAAGCTGGAGCAGAGAAGCTTCAAGGTTATTGGATTTTAGAACTTGGGGAGCTTGCAGGTCTTAGGAAAATAGATGTGGAAACAGTTAAATCTTTTATAACTAGAACAGATGATAAGTTTAGACAAAGCTATGGAGTAAATGTTGAAAACCATCCAAGGCAATGTATTATTGTAGGCAGTACTAATAGCACCAATGGATTTTTAAGAGACGTTACCGGAAATCGTAGATTTTGGCCAGTGAGAGTTAGCGGCGGAACAAAAAAGGTATGGGAAATGGCAGAAATTGAACAGATATGGGCAGAGGCACTTATTAGATATAAAGAAGGAGAACAATTGATGCTTACAGGAGAAGTAGAGCAAATAGCTTATAAAGAACAAAGGGATGCTATGGAATCAGATGACAGAGAAGGAATGGTAGAAAATTACCTTGAAACCTTACTTCCTGAGGACTGGAGCAAGATGGACATATACGAAAGGCGCAATTTTCTTGCAGGAGAAAGTGAGTTTGGTGTAGATATGAGAGTTGGCACAGTTATAAGAGATAGAGTTTGTCCTATAGAAATCTGGTGTGAGTGCTTTGGAAAAGAACGTAATAACATAAGAAGAACTGATTCCTATGAGATTGAAGCTATCCTCATGCGAATTGGAGGGTGGAAGAGATATGATGGCAATAAAAAAGGGAATATGAAATTTTCAATCTATGATTCTCAAAGAGCCTTTGTAAGAGTAGATGAAAATGCAATTTAAAAACTTGGAACTTGCAAAATTGAGTTTTCGAGAGGGAAAAAAGGGTGGATTAAGATGGATGATATGCTATTTTAAGTGGGTTATAAAACACTTCATCGGGTAGACGATAGTAGGCTAAATACTATAATACCACTTTAATCTACCATTTCCTTAAAGTCTTAAAAATGGTAGGTTGGGAGAATATAGTGGTATTAGTAGTAGATATATATAATGATTAATTATATGTATATATATTATATATAAAATAGTGTTATATACCACAAATAGATTTTATATCGTTCTACCACCTCCATCGACTACTTGAAAATTGAAATGAATTTAGGTGTAAAATTCAAATCTTAGATGGAATGCGGACGTAGGAGGAGCATGATATGACTGAAAAAGAAATAGAGCAGATGCTGGTTAAAGAAGTTAAAAGAAGAGGCGGATGGGCTTTAAAGTTTATATCTCCTGGTATAAATGGTGTGCCTGACCGTCTGGTGCTAATGCCTTCTGGAAGAATAGCTTTTGTAGAGCTAAAAGCACCTGGAAAGAAAATGAGACCTCTTCAGATAAAGAGAAAAGCACAACTGGAAGCGTTAGGTTTTTTAGTTTATTGCATAGATAGTCCAAAGCAAATTGGAGGTGTACTGGATGGAATATAAACCTCATGGGTATCAAGCTTTTTCAACAGATTTTATATTAAAAAATAAATCAGCAGGACTTTTTCTTGAACCTGGATTAGGTAAGACAATTATAACATTAACTGCTATATGGCTTTTAATATATGATTATTTCGATGTAACCAAGGTTTTAGTTATAGCACCGCTTAGGGTAGCAAGAGATACCTGGAGTAGAGAATGTGAAAAATGGGCACACCTTAATGGACTTACAATCTCAAAGGTTTTAGGCAATGAAAAGGAAAGGAAAATGGCCCTCTTTAGGAAAGCTGATATCTATGTTATTAATAGAGAAAATGTAGAGTGGCTTATAAAAACTAAAGAATGGGACTTTGATATGGTAGTTATAGATGAGCTTTCAAGTTTTAAATCCCCATCGGCTAAAAGGTTTAGAGCACTTAAAAAGGTTCGTCATAAGATTAAAAGAATAATAGGTCTTACTGGAACACCAGCACCTAATGGACTTTTGGATATTTGGAGTCAAATATATCTTCTTGATGGTGGTGAAAGGCTGGGTAGAACTTTTACTGGCTACCGCAGCCGCTACTTTCACCCTCAAAAATATATAAATGGTGGGATACCTACAGATTATACTCTTAATGATGATGCGGAAGAAAAAATTTATAAGAAGATATCAGATATTTGTATCAGCATGAAGGCCTTAGAGTATCTTAAGATGCCAGAGTGCATTTTCAATAAAGTAGAAGTTGAACTTTCAGAAAAAGAAATGAAAATGTACAGGCAATTAGAGCGAAACTTACTTCTTCCTTTTGAGGATAGTGATGTGGATGCTGCAAATGCTGCGGTGTTATCAAATAAATTACTACAAATGTCCAGTGGTGCTGTTTATGATGAGTTTAGTGATGTAAAAGTTATTCATGATAAAAAGCTGGAAGTTTTAGAGGATTTAATAGAAGCTGCTAATGGTAAACCAGTTCTTGTTTATTACGGATTTAAACATGAAAGGGATAGGATAAAAGAAAAGTTTAATGTAGGAGAAATAAATACATCAGAAGATATAGCAAAATGGAATGCTGGAAAAATGCAGGTGGCCCTTTGTCATCCAGCGTCTACAGGACATGGATTAAATCTTCAAGATGGTGGATGTACTATTATATGGTTTGGTCTTACTTGGAGCTTGGAATTATACCAGCAGGCTAATGCTAGACTTTGGAGACAAGGGCAAAAACAAACGGTGGTGATTCACCACATAATAGCAAAAGATACAATAGATGAACGTGTTATAAGGGCACTTGAAGATAAAGATACAAGCCAAACAGCTTTAATTGAAGCTGTGAAGGCAAGATTAAAAAAGCAGAAGGAGGGTTTTTAAATGGGGGTAAATATTTATAACAGCGAAGGGTATGTAGATCCAACAGCCTATGAGGCACTTAAAAATATAGAGCAGGAAATAAAAATATATAAGTTTAAAGAAAACAGGCCTATTGTATTTATTTGCAGTCCTTTTGCTGGCAATATTGCAGTGAATATAAAAAGAGCTAAAAGTTATGGAAGATTTGCAGTTTTAAAAGGAGTGGTTCCTATAATATCTCACCTTATGTATCCTCAGTTTCTTGTAGAGGATAACCCAGAGGAGAGAAAACTCGGTATTGAGCTGGGATTAATACTTTTAACAAAATGCAGGGAAGTGTGGGTATTTGGTAAGGAAATATCCCAAGGTATGACTATTGAGATTAATAAAGCTAAGAAATACAGTATTCCAATTAAGTATTTTACAGAAGAGTGTAGAAGGATAGGGGGTTAGAAAGAATGAGTGATGTAGAATGTTTTGCTTTAAGAAGAGGAAGGTGTTCAGTATTAAACGTTAAAAAATGTAATGACTCAGATTGTAGCTTTTTTAAAACTGAGGCACAACTTAAAGAGGATAGAAAAAAAGCTTTAAAACATATTAGTTCTTTGGATGAGGTAACACAAAGGCATATTGCAGAGTCCTACTATGGCAATAAAATGCCTTGGTTAAAGGAAGGTGTTTAGGGATGACTCCAAAAGAATATTTAGCTCAGGCTTATCGTATTGACCAAAGGATAAATAGTAAATTAGAGCAGATAGTTTCACTTCGTGAATTAGCTACAAAAGCAACTTCTACCTTAAGTGATACACCACCAAGTGGCACTCGTAATGTACATTCTATGCAGGATACAATAGCTAAAATGATGGATTTAGAAAATGAAATAAATAGGGATATTGATACTCTTGTGGATTTAAAAAGGGAATTTGTGTTTATCATTAAAAAGATAAACAATCCGGAATATCAGACTTTACTTGAACTTAGATACCTTTGTTTTAAAACTTGGGAGCAGATTGCTGTTGATATGGGATATGATTTACGTTATATCCATAAGCTTCATAACAGGGCATTGGAAAATTGTAAAATTAATTTTAAAGAGGACACTAAAAGACACTGAAAGACACCCTAACAAAATGATATAGTTATAATAGACGAAGTGGAAAATACATGAAGCCATCGCAGAATTGTGGTGGTTTTTCTTTTGAATAAAAAGGAGCCTAATTAATTTAGATTAGGAGGGATGATAGCTATGCCAAGAAAGCCAGCTAAACCTTGTAGCTATCCCGGATGCCCTGAACTTACCTATGGAAGGTACTGTGAGAAGCATCAAAAGAAAATAGATAAAAGCTACAACAAAAACTGCAGGCCCTATGGACATCTTTACAACACCAGTAGGTGGAGAAAACTTAGGAAGCAGTTCTTACTTAAGCATCCACTGTGTGAGGAGTGTAAGAAACAAGGTGTTGTTACTGCTGCAACTGTAGTGGATCATATTAAACCACACCAAGGTGATGAAAGGTTTTTCTGGGATGAGAGTAATTGGCAAGCTTTGTGCAAGTCTTGTCATGATAGGAAGACTGCTAAAGAAGATGGTAGATGGGGAAGAAAAGGAAGAGTCTACTCCTATTAAAGTTATCAACATGCATATGTTTATAAGCTGTGGATAACTTGTTGATAAAATAGATAGGGTAGGGGGGTATACTTCTACAACACTTGATTTGTCTACGTCGGGCGGTCCCCAACGCGCTAAAAATCGCAATATTCCAGAGGGGGGTATAAGACCTTCCATAAATATATAGACCTTTGAATTTACAAGGGTTGAGGAGTTTTGCACCTTTATAAAGTTATGTTAAAACATAGGCTTTTTCAGGGTGTATTTTTATTGATTTTTATAAAGGATGGTGAAAATGTTGGACATACAAAAAGTCGTTGTTAGCAAATTAAACCCAGCTAAATATAATCCACGTAAAGATTTAAAACCAGGTGATCCTGAATATGAAAAATTGAAAAAGTCTATTGAGACCTTTGGATATGTAGAACCTGTTATCTGGAATAAAAGAACAGGAAATATCATAGGAGGACACCAAAGATTAAAAATTTTAATGGAACAGGGTGCAAAAGAAATAGAATGTGTTGTTGTAGATATGGAGGCATCAGAAGAGAAAGCTTTGAATATTGCTTTAAATAAAGTATCTGGTGATTGGGATTTACCAAAGCTTGCTGATTTAATAGGTGAAATAGATAATGGGGTATTTGATGTTTCCCTTACAGGTTTTGATGCCGCAGAGATAGATGATTTATTTTCAAAAGTTCATGATAAGGATGTTAAGGAAGATGAATTTGATGTTGAAGATGCATTAAAGGAATCTCCAATTTCAAAGCAAGGGGATGTATGGATTCTTGGAAGGCACAGGCTTATTTGTGGTGATAGTACTGAAGCTAAAACTTATGAAGTTTTAATGGAGGGAAAGAAAGCTAATCTTGTGGTCACAGACCCTCCGTACAATGTTGCTTATGAAGGAACTGCAGGTAAAATTCAAAATGATAATATGGTGGATAAAAAGTTCTATGAATTTCTACTTAAATTTTATAAATGTACTTTTGAAGCTATGGCTGATGGAGCTCCTATTTATGTTTTTCATGCAGATAAGGAAACTGTTAATTTTAGAACTGCTTTTAAAGATGCAGGATTCTTTTGTCATGAAACCTGTGTATGGGTAAAAAATTCTCCTGTACTTGGTAGGTGTGATTATCAGTATAATCATGAACCAATACTTTATGGATGGAAACCTACTGCAGGTCATAAATTTTATGCAGACAGAAAGCAAAGAACTACTTGGAATTTCGATAGACCTACAAAATCACAGCTTCATCCAACTATGAAGCCGTTGAATTTAATAGCGTATCCAATACAGAATTCAAGCTTAACAAACTGCATTATTCTTGATCCTTTTGGGGGTAGTGGTTCTACCTTAATTGCCTGTGAGCAGACAAATAGGATTTGTTTTACTATTGAGCTTGATGAAAAGTTTGTGGATGTTATTGTAAAGAGATATATAGAGCAGGTGGGTATTGATGATGAAGTGTACCTTATAAGAGGTGGCAAAAAGAGAGCTTACAAGGATATTAAAAAAGATGAATAAGGAAAATTAAGTCCATAAAATCATCTTAGAATATGTAGATACAGAATAAAAAATAGTGTTAAAAATCTTTAAAAATAGACTTGCTATTAGTCCCCTTTAGAGTGATATATGTACACAACAAAAGAAACACATTAAGGAAAGGGGAAAGAAAATGAAAAACTCAGATTTTTTAAAAACTCACTTTGGCATAGAAATTGAAATGACAGGAGTTACAAGAAACAAAGCTTCAAAGGTTGTTTCAGAAATTTTAGGAGGGGTTATTGAAAGACAAAATGATTATTATGATACTTACAAAGTAATAGGAGCGGACGGAAGGGCATGGAAACTAATGTACGACGCCAGCATTTACACCCAAAAGAAAGTAAATGGAAGGAAGGTTTCAGCGGGAAAGGATTATAGCGTAGAGCTAGTAAGCCCAATACTTACTTACGAAGAGGACATAAATACACTTCAAAACATTATAAGAAATCTTAGAAAAGCGGGGGCATTTTCAGAAAAGCAAAACTGCACAGGTATTCACATACACCTAGATGGAACAGACCATACACCAAGGAGCATAAGAAACTTTATAAACATTATTTATTCAAGAAATGACCTGCTTTATGAAAGCCTACAGATTGAACCAGCAAGAATGAGGTATTGCAAAAAGATGGATGCGGATTTAGTAAAAAGAATAAATAAGAAAAAACCAACAACCATGAAGCAGATTGAGGATATTTGGTATGAAGGGTACGGGGCCACAAGACAACAACATTATCATCAAAGTCGATACCATTTTTTAAATCTACATAGTTTTTTCAACGGAGTAGGCACTGTAGAGCTTAGAGGATTTAACGGAACCATGCACGCCGGAGTGATTCGCTCAAATATAGTTTTAGCATTAGCCTTAAACAATCAAGCACTTAAACAAAAAAGCGCAAGTACCAAAAAGCCACAGATTGAAAATCCTAAATTTGCAATGAGAACTTGGCTTAACAGAATAGGATTTATCGGGGAGGACTTTAAAAACTGCAGAGAGCACCTTATAAAGCACCTTTCAGGCTCAGCAGCATGGAGATTTCGAAGAGCCGCATAGATAAAAAAGGCGGCTGCTACAAAGAAACAGGGCGGATTACCGCCCTTAAGGTGGTAGAAGGGCAGCTGCTTAACTAAAGCCTACATAGGCAAGTAGCGAAAAACAAAGGCCCTAATAGAAAGGATGGATAAAGCAATGAAAAGGTTAAATATTGCATATGGTTCAAATTTAAATCTCCAGCAGATGGCAAGGAGGTGTCCTACAGCTAAGGTTTACGGTAAAGGGATTTTAAAAGGATATAGGCTATTGTTTAAAGGCACACCAGGAAATGCTTATGCTACTATTGCACCTTATAAGGATGGAAAAGTTCCAGTACTTGTATGGGAGTTGAAACTAGAAGATGAGAAAGCTTTAGACATTTACGAAGGTTTTCCAAAATTTTATTATAAAAAAGACTTAAAACTGAAGCTTGAAAGCGGTGAAGAGGTTACCGCTATGGTATACATTATGACCGATAAAATTAAAGACAGAATCCATTTAAATCTTCCTAGTGAAAGATATTTAAAAATAGTAGAAGAAGGATACATAGCTGCAGGTTTTGATATAGGATTTATTGAAGAAGCCTTGAAAGTGAGTGCTAAGGCTATAAGTGAAAATAATATTTAAGAACTTTAAGAATTATCTTGCTATTATGTGTTTTTAGAGTGATATATAGCATAACAAAAAAACACACTTGGAGGTAATAATTGGAGGTAATAAGATGAAAGCGTTATTTGGAAGAAAGGTTTTAAATTTAAGTGAGCTTAAAGAACTTACAAAAGAAGCTAAGAAGAATGGGGCAAAAGGAACAGTCTATGAAGTCACAAAGGAAATTGAACTTAGTGATGAAGAGTTTAGTGAATTTGAAAAAGACTTTTGCAAAGACCAGCCTTGGATAACACAAGAAGATGGGGGCTGCAATGAAAAGGGAGAACTGAGATGCATAAGGGTTAAGAATACAAAAACAAAGAAAAGCATTTTAGTAGATTCGGAAGGCTATACATACCCAAGGTACACAGCAATTGAAAAGTAGACAGAAGCAGGCTCTAGGGCCTGTTTTCTTCTTAAAATATTTATACAAACTACTTGATATTAACTGTGTTTAGAGTGATATATGTAATTACCAAAACACAGGGAGGTATGAACATGGATAGAAAAGAAATTGTTAAAACTTTAAGTGAATTTTTAGGTGCAAAATCTAAGTATCTTGGAGCACCAAGCTTTGCATATGAAATCAAGACAGAAGAAGAGATTTACATCATTGACAGGGAGGGGAAAATTAACACTTCCCAGGGTATGGCGGTTACACTAGAGGATATTATAAACCCAAAGCACCAAGACGGAAATATGGAACATAGTGTGGAAGAAAAAATAAAGGATACACCTATTGATTGCTTTGAGTTGGAGATTCCCTTTGAAGAGCATACTGGGAGAACACTTTTAAATGTTGTAAACATGCTGTATAGCAAACAGAAGCTTATTATTAAAGGGCTTGAGATAAATGAATCCTTTATGGATAAAGTTTTTGTAGAGACTTTGAATTTAAAGAGTATTGCATCTATAGAAGAATTTCAAGCAGCTATTACTGAAGTTGGCTTTGAAAAGTGCAAGGGACTAGGTTTTAATTTTGAAAAAAGAACTTTGATTTTTAAGCTATCTTGTAAAAATATAAATTGCGATAAGATGGATGCTTTTAAAGAGCTGGCAATTTTAATAAATCAAGGTGCAAAGAAGTTAAAACATGCATCCTTTAGGCAAGCTCAGGAAGACAATCCTAAATATGCTCTTAGAACTTGGCTTACTCGCCTTGGTATGAATGGAAGTGAGTATAAGGTCATAAGAAAGACACTTCTTTCAAATCTTGAAGGAAGCGGAGCATTTAGAATAATGCCTGAAGAAAGGAGAACTAAAGTAAATGGATAAGTTTTTTACTCAGAAAACCTGTGACCGATGCGGTGGAAGCCTTAAGAATGGAAGGATAATGTCAATGTATAATGAGGATTGCATTTGTTTAAGCTGCAAAGAAAAGGAAAGGAAACGTAGTGATTATAAAGAAGCTGTTGAAGCTGAAAATGAAGAGGTTAAGAAAGGTAATTATAATTACAAGGGTATAAAAGGTTAGAATATGATAAAGGGTCTACAGACGTAGGCTCTTTTTTAGTTACGAAAAGTAAAGGAGGTGATACCTATGGCACAAAGAGGAAGAAAACCAAAGCCTACAGCAATTAAAATTCTTGAAGGAAATCCAGGAAAAAGACCACTTAATCAAAATGAACCTAAGCCTGAAAAAAAGGCTCCCAAATGTCCAAAATGGCTAGAACCTGAAGCTAAAAAGGAATGGAGAAGAATGAGTAAAACCTTAGAAGCTATAGGTGTCTTAACTCAAGTAGACGCCACAGCTTTTGCTGGTTACTGCCAAGCTTATGCAAGATGGAAAGAAGCAGAAGAATTTTTAACGAAACATGGTACTATTTTTAAAACACCATCGGGATATATTCAGCAGGTTCCTCAAGTATCCATTGCTCAGACCTATCTTAAAATAATGAAGGACTTTTGCTCAGAGTTTGGACTTACTCCTGCTGCAAGGTCAAGAATATCTGTATCAACAGCAGAGGGAAGTTCTGATGATCCAATGGAAGAAATGCTTAGGGTGGTGAAGTAATGTTTGATGCAGTGAAAGCTCAAAGAGCAGTAAAGTTTATAAATAATCTTAAGCACACTAAAGGAGTATGGCATGGAGTTCCTTTTGATTTACTTCCTTGGCAGGATAAAATAATTACTGATATATTTGGAACGGTTAAAGATAATGGCTTTAGGCAATATAACACAGCTTATGTTGAGATACCCAAGAAAAATGGAAAGTCTGAAATTGCAGCAGCTATAGCACTTTATCTTACCTGTGCAGACAATGAGTGGGGAGCTGAGGTTTATGGCTGTGCCGCAGATAGACAGCAGGCTTCAATTGTTTTTGATGTAGCTGTGGATATGGTGGACCAGTGCCCAGCACTTAAAAAAAGAATAAAACCTATAATATCTCAAAAGAGATTAGTATATATGCCTCTTGGAAGCTTTTATCAAGTACTATCTTCAGAGGCATTTTCAAAGCATGGACTTAATGTACATGGAGTTATCTTTGATGAGCTTCATGCACAACCTAATAGAGAATTATTTGATGTTATGACAAAGGGCAGTGGAGATGCTAGAATGCAACCACTGTTCTTTTTAATTACTACAGCTGGTACTGATAGAAATTCTATATGCTATGAAGTACACCAAAAGGCTGATGATATTTTAAGAGGTAAAAAACATGACGCTACCTTTTACCCCGTTATATATGGGATTAAAGATGGGGAGGATTGGGGTTTAGAAGAGAATTGGTACAAAGCTAATCCTTCCCTTGGGCATACCATACCAATTGAAAAGGTTAGAGATGCTTTTAATAGTGCAAAGGAAAATCCAGCAGAAGAAAATATCTTTAGACAACTAAGGCTTAATCAATGGGTAAAGCAATCAGTACGATGGATGCCTATGGACATATGGGATAAGTGCTCCTTTGAGGTTAATCCTGAAAAGTTAAGAGGGAGAGAATGCTATGGTGGACTTGACCTTTCAAGTACTAATGACATTACAGCCTTTGTGCTAATATTTCCACCTACACCAACGGATGATAAATATTATGTTCTTCCTTTCTTTTGGATACCAGAAGAAAACTTAAAGCTTAGAGTTAGACGTGACCATGTGCCTTATGATATTTGGAAGAAGCAAGGTTTTCTTAAAACAACAGAAGGAAATGTTATTCACTATGGGTTTATAGAAAGTTTTATAGAGGAGTTAGGAAAGAAATATAACATAAAACAAATTGCCTTTGACAGATGGGGAGCCGTGCAGATGGTTCAGAACCTTGAAGGTTTAGGCTTTACAGTAGTTCCTTTTGGTCAGGGTTATAAGGATATGAGTCCACCAACTAAAGAGCTTATGAAGGTAACCTTAGAAAAGAAAATAGCTCATGGAGGGCATCCAGTTTTATCTTGGATGATGGATAACGTATATGTTAGAACTGACCCTGCTGGAAACATAAAGCCTGATAAAGAAAAATCCACTGAAAAGATAGATGGTGTGGTAGCACTTATTATGGCTTTAGATAGAGCAGTAAGAAAAGAGATGAAGGAAAATATCTATGAAAAACGTGGAATGAGAAGTCTACTGGATTAGGAGGTGTTGCTTTGAAATTTAGAGATAGAATAAAGTTATTTTTAACTCCACAAAATGCACTATTTGAAGTTCTTCAGAAATATTCTGAGGACTTTTTAAGTGGAGAAGAAGTTCCTGCAGATGGCAATTTAAGCATTGATACAGATACAGCCATGGGTTTTTCAGCCGTGTTTGCATGTAATAGGGTACTTTCAGAAACCTTAGCAAGTTGTCCACTTCTTCTTTATGAAAAGGATGATAAAGGCAATAGACATCAAGTTATAGATACTGCTGAATACGGATTACTTCATTATGCACCAAATGCAGAAATGACACCAGTTCAATTTAAAGAGTTTGGTATGACAAATATAAACCTTGGTGGAAACTTTATAGCACAAAAGGTTTTTAATATGCATGGAGAGCTTTTAGAGCTTAGACCTATATCCTGGGAAAGAGTAAGAATTGATATAGATAAAGCTACAGGAAGGCTCCTTTATTTTATAGACGGAAAACAAGAACCTAAAACAAGAGATGAAATACTTCACATTCCGGGGCTGACTTTAGATGGTTATATAGGAATAACACCTCTTAGTTATGCGGCACTTACTATTGATATTGGTTTGTCCCAGGATAAATTTGAAAGAAATTTTTATTACAACAGGGCCTCAACCAGTGGAATATTTCAGTATCCTAATGAGCTTGGAGATGAAGCTTTTCAAAGACTTAAAAAGGATATTAAGAAAAACTACACAGGTCTTTCTAATGCAGGAGTTCCAATGATTCTAGAAGGTGGAGGGCAATTTAAGGAAATAACCATGAAGCTTACGGATGCACAGTTTTTAGAATCAAAGAGATTCAGAATAGAAGATGTGTGTAGGATTTTTAGGATACCTCTTCACTTGGTGCAGGATTTAACAAGATCCACTAATAACAATATTGAACACCAAAGCCTTGAGTTTATAGTTTACACTATGCTTCCTTGGTTTAAAAGATGGGAGGAAAATCTAAACTTACAGCTATTATCAAAGGAATCAAGAAGAAAAAATAGATACTTTGAGTTTAATATTAGTGGATTGCTTAGAGGAGATATTAAATCCAGATATGAAGCCTATGCACAAGGAAGACAGTGGGGATGGCTTTCTGTCAATGATATTAGAAGACTTGAAAATATGAATCCAATACCTAATGGAGATATTTACTTGGAACCTCTCAATATGGGTGAGGCAGGAAAGCAAGAGGAAAAACTTAAGGCATTAAGGGAAGAAGTATTTAATTTAATAAGTGAAGGGAAGTGATAAGATGCCATTTTGGAATTTTAAAAACAGTGAAGAAAATGAAGAAGAGATAGAGCTTAGAATTGATGGTGACATTGCCATGGATGATGATTTTTGGTCTATGCTATTTGGAATTGAAAATGTGACACCAAAGGGATTTATGGCTGAACTTGAACAGCATAAAGGAAAAGATATAAATGTTTGGATTAATTCCTATGGTGGTGATGTTTATGCAGCATCAAGAATTTATACAGCATTAAAGGAACATAAAGGAAAGGTTAAAGTAAAAATAGATGGAGTAGCAATTTCAGCAGCTTCAGTTATAGCTATGGCGGGAGATGAAATTCTAATGTCTCCAACTTCAATTTTGATGATTCACAACCCTTGGGGAAACTTTCAGGGTGAGGCTAAAGACTTAAGGCATGGTGCTGATGTGCTTGATGAAGTTAAAGACACAATTATAAATGCATACCAGCTAAAAACTAAAAAATCTAGAGCAAAAATATCTCAGATGATGGATGAGGAAACTTGGATGAGTGCTAAGAAAGCTGTAGCAGAAGGTTTTGTTGATGGAATGCTTTATACAGAAGATAAGGAAGAAGAGCCTGTGGAGAACTCTTTTATGTTTAGTAGATTTGCAATTCAAAACAGTGTAAATGATAGGACTAGAATTTTTATAGAACAGTACAATAAAAGATTTATAGAGGCCCATAAAGATGAAGAAAAAATTAAATTATTAAAATCAAAACTTGCCTTAGAGTGTGAACTTTAGGGCATTTATTATTTTTAAAATTAAGGGGAGGTACGTATATGTCAGAGAAAATGAAAGAGCTATTAGCTCAGTTATCAAATTTAGAAACAGAATCTAAAAACCTTATAAATAAAGAGGATGCTACAGCTGAAGAGATAAATGTAAAGCTTGGTGAGATAAAGGCTCATAAAGCCAAGATTGAAGCACAAAAAGAAATTGATGCCATGGATGCTGAAAGGCAGAAACAAGCACAAACTCCAGTTAATGAACCAATATATGCTCAGCCTAAAGACCATAATGAAAAGAAGTGGAAGAACATGGGCGAGTTTTTAGGTGCAGTGGCTAAGGCATCAAGTCCAGGTGGAAGAATGGATAATAGATTAACTTACCAGAACTCAGCAACTGGCTTAAATGAAAGTATAGCTTCTGAAGGTGGTTTCCTTTTGGAGAATGACTTTATTAATGATTTATTTGAATCCATGATTGCTCAAAGCCAAGTGGCAAATAGAATAAGAATGATTCCAATAGGCGCTAATACCAATAGACTTAGAGCACTTGGCATTGATGAAAACAGTAGAGCCAATGGTTCAAGATGGGGTGGAGTTCAAGCTTACTGGGTAGCTGAAGCAGAAACAGCAGCTCAAAGCAAACCAAAGTTTAAAGAATTTGAAATGTCCCTTCAAAAACTATTAGCTCTTTGCTATGTAACAGATGATTTGCTTCAGGATACAATTGCACTTGAAGCTATAGTAAGGCAGGCTTATGCGGATGAAATGAGTTTCAAGATTGATGATGCTATCATAAATGGTACTGGTGTAGGAATGCCTATGGGAATACTTAATTCAGATGCTTTAGTTACTGTACCAAAAGAAAAAGACCAAGGGGCAGGAACCATTAAGTATGAAAACATTCTAAAAATGTGGAGTTCAATGCCTGCAAGACTTAGAGCTAATGCAGTATGGTATATAAATCAAGAAATAGAACCACAACTTTATACTATGGCTCTTAATATTGGAACTGGTGGAGCGCCTGTGTTTATGCCTTCTGGTGGAGCTTCAACATCACAGTATTCAACACTACTTAATAGACCAATTATTCCAATAGAGCAGTGTTCACCTCTTGGGAAAAAGGGAGATATTATTTTAGCTGACCCAACTCAATATATTGGAATAGATAAGAAAGCACCATCAGCTGATGTTTCTATTCATGTAAGATTTTTATATGATGAACAGGTATTTAGATTTATCTATAAGTTCAATGGAATGCCTTATAAGAGTAAACCAGTAATGCCTTACAAGGGAGCAAACCCATTAAGTCCATTTGTAACTTTAGGTGATAGATAGGAGGTAGAAAGGTATGATAACAACTTTAGTTGAAAAATATAAAGTAGTTCAGGCAGTAGAACCGAAGACTACAAATGCTGCAATAACAGGAGCATATGTAAGTCTTAAAAATGTAATAAATGCTACAGTTGTAGTAAACCTAACCCAAGCAGTAGGCCATGAAACTGTAATTTCTCTTTATGAAGCCAAGGATGTTTCAGGTACTGATGCAAAGCTTTTAACAAATAGTGTCCCAGTGTGGGCTAATGAAGATGCGTCTTTAGGAGATTCTCTTATAAGAAAGACAGATGGAGTGAGTTATACTGTTTCAGACACTGCGAAAAATAAACAGGTAGTATTCCATATAGACCCTGCAAGACTTGATATGAATGAGGGATTTACTTGTCTTAATGTAAGAATTGGGGAAAGTACACAGGTAACTAACTTTGCTTCCGCAGAATTTATTTTGGATAGTAAATATGCTGGAGATGTTCCTTCATCTGTAGTTGTTGATTAATATAAGGGGCCTTTTGGCTCCTTTCTTTTGAGGTGATAAAAATGGCAATAAAAATAATAACTCAACCAACAGTTGAACCAATAACCTTAGAGGAAGCAAAGCACCAGTTAAGAGTAGACGGAAGTGATGACGATTTACTTATATCAAGTCTTATAAAGCAGGCAAGAGAGTGGTGTGAAGATTATCAAAATAGAAAATATATAACTCAGACCTTAGAGCTTGTTTTGGATACTTTCCCTAATGGTAATGCAATAGTTTTTAATAGCTGCTCACCGGTACAAAAGGTAGAAAGTATAAAATATTATGATGAAAATAGGCAAGAGTATTTATTGGATGAAGATAATTACATTGCTGATTTAGATGGCTTTATAAATAGAGTTGTTTTGAATAGAGGAAAGCACTGGCCCATAGTGGAACTTCAATCAGTAAATGCAGTAAGAGTTAGAGTTGTTGTAGGTTATGGAGATAGCGGAGATAAGGTTCCAGAAACAATTAAATGGGCAATAATTCTTCAAATGAAGCTCCTTTATGATGATTATAGACCAGAGGAAAAAACAAAATTAGAGGAAGCGAGGAACTCTCTTCTTTCTATGAATAGGGTGATACCGATATGAAGTCCGAGGAATTAAAAAACAGAATGACACTTCAAATATTAGAAACCTTAACAAATGAGAATGGCTTTGAGATTGAAACATGGGTAGATTTTAAAGATTTATGGGCAGCGGTTACAAATCTTCATGGTAGAGAATATTTTGAAGCTGCAGCTGTTCAGGCAGAGAATACTGTGAAGTTTACTATAAGATATACTGATGAAATTGATACTACAATGAGGATTTTCTTTAAGGGTAAACAGTACAATATAACCTCTATTGATAATATAAAATATGAAAATAAGTTTATTGAAATTATGGCTATGGAGGTTGATAAAAGTGGCTAAAATAGAGCTTGAAGGTATGGATGAACTTATTGATAAAGTAAATAAGTTAGGAAAAAAAGGAGAAGAAATTAAAAAGAATACTTTAGATAAAGCAGGCAATTTAGTGAAGAGAAGTATGGAAATAAAAGCGCCAAAGTCCAAAGAAAATAAAAGGCATATGGCTGACAATATTAATGTATCAGACATAGAAAATGAAGATGGTGTAGATTTTGTTAAAATAGGACCCAATAAAGGAGATAATTCAGAGTTCTTTTATTCTAAATTTAGTGAATGGGGTACAAGCAAGCAACCAGCACAACATTGGGCAGAAAAATCTCTACTTGAAAATGAAAAAGAGGTAAATGAAATTATAAAAGAAGAACTTCAAAGGGGGATAGAATCACTTGAATAAACTTATTATAGACATATTAAGGCCTCTTAAAATTCCAGTATCCTTTCAAAAATATACAGGAAGAAAAGATACTTATATTACTTTTCATGAGTATTTTACTGGTGGAGAAGAATATGAGGATGACAATGAAGTGCTAACAGCTCATTATGTTCAAGTAGATATTTGGTCAAAAACTGATTACACAAATATTGTAAAAGAGGTTAAAGAAAAACTTATATCTGTAGGTTTTAAAAGATTAAACGAAGCAGATCTATATGAGAAGGATACAAGAATTTATCATAAAGGAATCAGATTTTATTATTTAGAAGAAAGGTAGGGTGAAAATATGGCAAGGCAAATAGGTCTTAGAGATATTCATATAGCGGTTTTAACTAAAGATGATTCAGAAGGAGCTACTTATGAAAAGCCAGAAAAGATTGAAAGAGCAATAAGTGCAAAATTATCACCAAAGGTAAGTTCTGAAAATATATATTCAGATGATACTGTTGAAGATGTTATTACAGCTTTTGAAGGGGTAGATGTTGAAATTGAAGTAAACCAACTTTCAATTCAAAGTAGAGCAAAACTTCAAGGTTCAAAAATAGTGAAAGGAATTCTTATAGAAAATAAAAATGATATTTCACCAACAATAGCACTTGGTTTTAAATCTAAAAAAACTAATAAGAAATATAGATATGTATGGCTTTTAAAAGGTAAATTTGAGTTAGTATCTGATGAATATGATACTGAAGGGGAAAAGCCACAACCTAAGAGTGCAAAACTTAAAGGTACATTCTTTGCTAGAGATTTTGATGATAATTATAGGTTTATTGCAGATGAGGATGAAAAGGAAGTAGATGCAACTATTATTAGTGGATGGTTTACTGAAGTACCTAAAGAGCCAGTTAATAGTAATGAAGAAGGGGAGTAGAGATTATGAAGGCTTCAGAACTTAAAAATAAGGGAGTAAAAATTACTTTAGGAAATAAAGAATACAATCTAAAGTTTAACATGAACACCTTCTGTGAACTTGAAGAAGTTTATGGTGATATTAATAAAGCGTTTGAAGACTTACAACTAATGAAGGTAAAAGCTATAAGAGCACTTATATATTCAGCAATAAAAGTTGAAGATGAAAAGGCAACTTTAAAATCTGTAGGGGACTTATTAAGTCTTAAAGATTTAGAAAACTTAGGTATACTTATAAATGAAGCATTGAGTAATTCAATGCCAGAGATAGAAGAAAACTTGGGGGAATAGAAAGCTACTCTGATCCACAACCTTGGGATTGGGAGTGGCTTTTTTATTTAGGAACTAATTTGTTAGGTATGAGTGAAGAGCAGTTTTGGAAGAGTTCTCCTAGAAAATTAACTGGTCTTTTTAAAATATATAAAAAGGTAAATGGAATAGAAGATAAGCAAGACTTTGATTATATAGATAACATAATTTTTTAAATCTTAGGGAAAGGAGGTAACTATAGCTTATGGCAAGGGGTGGCAATACTGTTGTTGCAAGAGTTGGATTAGATGATAAAGGGTTTCAAGAGGGTGTAACTAAAATACAAAGAAGTCTAAAGGTAGTTAAAAGTGAATTTGCAGCAGCTAGTTCAAAACTTAAAGATTTTGGAAAATCTACAGAAGGTTTAAAACTTAAATCGGATAGCTTAAGTAAACAAATGGAACTTCAAAAGCAAAAGGTAGCGGCTCTTACTAAAAGTTATCAAGAAAGTGTAGAGAAAAAAGGTGCAGATGCTAAAGCTACAGAGAATTTAAAGGTTAGACTTAATTATGCTACGGCTGAGATGAATAAATTACAGCGTGAACTAAATGAAACTAATGAAAGAATAAGAGTACAAGAAAGTAGATGGACAAAGTTAGGTAATAAGCTAAATGAAGCTGGTAGCAAAATGCAGACAGTAGGTAAAAAGATGCAAGATGTGGGAAAAAGCTTATCTACTAAAGTTACTGCTCCAATAGTTGGAGTTGGAACTGCTGCTGCTAAAATGAGTATAGATTTTCAGGATTCTCTAGCAAAGGTAAGTACAATAGTGGATACTACTCAGTTAAGCATGGAGAATGTTAAGAAAGGTGTTTTAAACTTATCCAATGAAACCGGAGAAGGCGTAAATGATTTAAATGAAGCACTATATCAAAGTATTTCAGCAGGAGTTGAAAGCGGTAAGTCAATTGAATTTTTAGGTAGTGCTGTAAAACTTGCTAAAGGTGGATTTACAGAAACAAGTTCTAGTGTTGATTTATTAACTACAATACTAAATGGTTATAAATTAAAAGCAGAAGAAACTGCTAATGTAAGTGATATTCTTATTAATACACAAAACTTAGGTAAGACAAGTGTAAATGAACTTAGCAGTAGTATGGGTAAAGTTGTACCAATAGCTAGTGCAGCTAATGTAAATTTAAAGCAGTTATCAAGTGCTTATGTACTTTTAACTCAAAAGGGTATTGCTACAGCAGAAGCTGGAACTTATACAAGAAGTATGTTATCTGAACTCTCTAAAACAGGAAGTACAGCCGATAAAACTTTAAGACAGATAAGTGGTAAGAGTTTTGCAGAACTTATGGCAAGTGGTAAAAGTGTTGGGGATGTACTTAATATGTTAAATGAGTATGCAAATAAAAATAATCTAACACTTAAAGATATGTTTGGATCAGTTGAAGCTGGAACTGCCAGTATGATTTTAGCTGGTGCTGGTGGACAAGATTTCAATAAAGTCTTGGATACTATGAGCAATGTAGCTGGTGCAACGGATACAGCTTTTAATAAAGTTAATGAAACTACAGGTGCAAGATTAAAAAAATCCTTTAATAGTCTTAAAAATGCAGGAATACAACTGGGAGATAGTTTAGCACCAATGATAGAAAAAGTAAGTGGAGCAATACAAATTTTAGCAGAGAAGTTTAATAATTTAACTCCAGCACAAGCAGATATGATAGTTAAAATAGGATTAATGGTAGCGGCACTAGGTCCAGCTATAAGTATTATAGGTAAGCTTATAAGTACAGGAGGCACTTTATTTTCTACTCTTGGAAAAGTTTCAACGGCTTTAGGAGAAGCTGGTGGTGCCGGTGCAGTATTAGGAAAAGCTTTTGCGGCCTTAAAGAGTCCAATTGGAATTGCAGTAATTGCTATTGGTACAATTATAACTATAGGTGTAGCTTTATATAAGAACTGGGATACTATAAAAGCTAAAGCTGCAGAACTTAAAAAAGCTATAAGTGAGAAATGGAATGAGATAAAACAAGTAACAACTGCTGTATTTACGAGTATAAAAGATTTTTTAAATAATATTTGGAATGGAATAAAGTCTGTTTTTACGAATTCTTTGAATGCTATAAAATCTGGTATAACCTCAGCATGGAATGGGATTAAAAATATTACCACAACAGTATGGAATAGTATAAAAACAATAATTTCTAATGTATGGAACGGAATTAAGAGTGTAGTTACTAATGCAGTTAATAGCGTAAAAAATATAGTGGTTAGTATTTGGAACAGCATAAAAAGTGTTACTACTTCTGTTTGGAATGGTATAAAAACAGCTATAACAACACCAATCAATTCAGCTCGGGATATTGTGAAAAAAGCCGTAGATTCTATATATGGTTTCTTTAAGAATCTTAGAATACCTGAGATAAAAATACCTAAAATAAAGCTCCCTCACTTTAGTTTAAGAGGAGAGTTTAGTTTAATGCCGCCAAAAGTACCAAAGTTTGATGTTAATTGGTATGCACAGGGTGGTATTTTTAATGCCCCAAGCATTATAGGAGTAGGTGAAGCAGGTACAGAAGCAGTTCTACCAATAGATAGATTAGATGAAATTATAGCTAAGTCTATAAAAAAGGCACAAGGATTAGGAGAAACTAATGGATTAACAGTACACATAGAAAAGTTTATTAATAATACAGAAAAAGATATAGAGTGGTTAGCCTATGAACTAGAGTTCTACAGACAACGTATTTCAATGGGGAAGGGAGGTAATTAAAATTTTAAGTTTTACTTTTGGAAATAAGAACAGCTATGATGATTTTGGAATAATAATATCAAAACGACCTTCTATTCCTTCACCAAAAAGAAGAATAACCTATATAGGCATTCCAGATAAAAGCTCTAATTTAAAATTTGATGAAGGCACTTTTGAAGATATAACAATATTAGTTGAATGTGGAGTAAAATCAAAAGATAATTTAGTAAATAAAATAGATGAAATAAAATCATGGCTTATAAATACGGGAGAAAGTGATTTAATATTTAGCTTTCAGCCTGATAAAAAATACATTGCTCAAGTAGTTAATATGATTGATTTTAAGCAAGTTTTCAAATACACATCAAGGTTTCCAATAATATTTAATTGCAAGCCCTTTAAATATGCAGTGAAAGAAAAAATAATTACAGTAACTAAAAACAATTCTACTATATACAATGAAGGAACTTTTCAAAGTGAACCTGTCATTAAGGTTTATGGTAGTGGAGATATAAAATTAAAGATCAATGATGATGAAGTTACTATGAAAAAAGTGGAGGAATATGTAGCAATAGATTCAGTTCTAAAGGATGCTTATAAAGATGAGACTTTGAAAAATGGAGATATGATTGGGGAGTTTCCTATTCTTAGAGTTGGAGAAAATATTATAGGGTTTAGTAGAAATGTTGGTAAGGTGGAAGTTAGGATTAATGAAGTGTGGATATAAAATTGGTATATATTTGTATGATATAATATTATATAATTTATAGACTAGAAATATTATTATGTTGAAATTAAAAGAATATAGTTTACAAACGCATTTGAGAGGGGATAACTTATTTGAGAATTGTTTCATGGAATTGCAATGGAGCCTTTAGAAAAAAGTACAAGAGTTTACAAGACTTGAATTCAGATATTTATATTATACAAGAATGCGAAAATCCAGCAATGATTAAAGATGAGGAATACAAAAAGTTTTCAAGTAATTACATTTGGGTAGGTTATAAAAGTAAAGGACTGGGGATTTTTGCAAAAGATACACTAATTTTAAAAAATAATCACTGGAAAACATATGGATTAGAATGGTTTGTTTCTTGTACTATTAATGACAGGCTAACTTTATTAGGAATATGGGGAAGTGGGAATTATATAGAAGATATTTATGTATATTTACAAATACATAAGGAAAAATTTAAAAATACAGATAATATTTTAATCTGTGGTGATTTTAATAGCAATAGCTGTTGGGATAAAAAACATAAACGAAGAACACATTCAGCGGTAGTAAAGCAATTGGAAGATTTAAATTTGCATAGCTGTTATCATTATAAAAAGAATGAGATACAAGGTCAAGAAAGTGAACCTACATTTTATATGTATAGGAATAAAAATAAACCATATCATATCGATTATTGTTTTTATAATAAAGAAAATATTAAAAACTTAGAAGTAGGAAAATTTGAAGATTGGATATCTTTAAGTGATCATATGCCAATTATGATAGATATTAATAATTAATATAAGAAAGTTTTTTATACAAAAGCAACTAGAACGGAGGTGATAGGTTGATATGCATCTATGATAAGAAAACCACAAAAGGCAACTTTGAAAATAATGGTCTTGGAGTTCTAGATGAGGTTATAAGCTGCTTTATTACAGAAGAACTTAATGGAGATTATGAGTTAGAGCTTGAATATTCAGCTAAGGGAAGAAAAGCAAAGTATCTTGAAGAGTGGAACATAATTAAAGCAGATGGGCAGCTTT